ATCCCCGCCCGTGCCCCGACGCGCACATATACGCCGCCATGTGCGCCGCGAACGATGTGGAACGGCTCATGCTGCGCCTTGGTGCCGAAGCCGGGTTGAGACTGTCCGAAATCGCGGCCGTCCACTCGCGCGACGTGCTGGAAGGCGACGCCGGCCCGTCGCTGATAGTGCGGGGCAAGGGCGACAAACAGCGCATAGTGCCCATAAGCGAAGACCTGGCGAAGCGGATAACGGCCGCGCCCGGTTGGCTGTTCCCCGGCCGGTGGCGGGGACACGTCGAAAAATCGTATGTGTCCCGCCACCTCACACGGCTGCTGCCGGACGGTTGGGGGCCGCACTCGCTGCGCCACCGGTACGCCACGCGCATGTACGAGACCACGCACGATCTGCTGCTGGTCTCGAAGCTGCTGGGACATAGCAGCGTGGAGACCACGCAAATCTACGTGGCGATGCCGGATAGCCGGCTGCGCGTCGGCCTGGACGCGGTGACGTTGGCCGGCTAGATTATTTGCCGGCCATGCGTAGAGGGTTGTAGGCGACGCCGAAACCGCCGGTGAGCACGCCGCCCGCGAAGATGATGTATTCGCCGATGTCGGCGTGGCCCGCGAGGGCGACGCCTCCACCCGCGAGTACGGCGGCGAGGCCGACGACGTAGATCACCGTTCGGATGGTCTCGCTGAACACGGGGGTGTATCCCTTGCTTGCGTCGATCTGCGCGGCGGCTTTGTGGTCGGCCACGCCTGGTGTGTTCGTGTCCGTGGTGATGGTGTTGTTCTCGGCGGCGAGCATCTGCTCGCTGGTGGGCTGTTGCATGTCGGCGCTCATTTGGCGGTGTCCTTCTCCTGTGCGGTCATGGTGATGACGAGTTTGTCGATTTTGTCGCTGACGGCCTTGGCGGTCCTGTCGGCGATGTCCTCGGGGTTGCTGCCGAGCGCCGTGGTGAGCTTGTCGATCTGCCGCTGCTGGGCCGCGACGGTTGCCTGCAGGGCAGTGACGGCTTTCTTCACGTCGCTGATACGGCCGGGCAGTTCGTAGTTGATGGCGTTGTACATGTTGCCGCCCAACGCGCTCTTGTTGTAGTTGTATCCCCATATTTCGGCTGCTGTTGCCATGTCGATGTCTCCGTATCCGTTGATTTGGTTTGCTTTGTTGATGATGTACCGCCAGTTGAGCCCGTTCGGGCACAGGTCCGGGCAGGCCGGGTGCGCGTAGGGAGGCACGTCCCGGTGCAGAAATATGTTCCTGCCGCGTTCCAGCTTGCCGAACCCGTACCGGCGGGCGATGTCCGCGCATAGGCGGGCGCTGGCGTCGAGGCATGCCTGGGTGCATGGGATGAAGTCGAGTCCGCCCTGGTGCTCGATGCTGATGGTCTGGCAGTTGCTTGTGTAGCTGCCGTCCGCCCATGCGGCATCCGTCTCGGCGACGTACTGGTGGGTCTCCCCGTTGCCGCCGATGCCGTAGGTGCTTGATGCCTGGTATGAGGCACGCTGGAAGATGTTGTCGGTGCCGGCGAGCCAGCCGGCCATGATGTGAAGGGTGATGCGTGTGACGCGGTATCCCCTTCGCCCCGCGTAGTGGTTGGGGCTGCCTATCCATGTGATGCTCATCGCATGCTTATTCCTTTCCGTCGTCGTTGTCCTGGAAGAGCCCGTCGGGCGCGCTCGGTGGCGGTGGAGGCGCGCGCCGCCATATCGCGTCCACAAGTTCCCTGTTCCACAACCACAGGAGCTGTCGGTCTCGGGCGCTTTGGTCGAGTTGGCGTTGCGCCTCGATGAGCAGGCGGCTGGCGTCGGTGTCCTTGTCGCTGCGTGTCTTCGCCCATGTGGCCACGAACTGGACGCACGCGCCTACGGCCACGCCTCCCGTGCCGATGAGTGCGCTGATTATCGATTCGGTCATGCGATCGCGTAGCTCAGCGAGCAGCCGAAAGAGGCAGTACCTTGGGTGCCACCATTGTTGGTGTAGTCCATGGTGCCGTCGGCACGGACGTTGATGGTTTTCTGGTTGGCTCCGTCGCGGCCGCCGAAGCTGAAATTGAGGTCGAACAACGGCCACCATCCTTCGGGGAGCTTTCCGAAGTCGCCTTTGGCCCACGAGCCGCTGGCCGAACTTTTCCAGTCGATTCGCAGTGTGGCGAGCTTGCCGCGCCTGTATCCCTTGATGGTGCCGTAGGTACTGTTAATAAGCATGACAGTTGAGGAATCTTCGGCGAGTATGTCGGACACGTCGGAGATCGTCGCGATGCGCGCCCACGCGCTGCCGGTCCAGCAGTACGGTCCGTTGTTGCCTTCGGCGGGGTCGGCGGTCACGTAGCCGGCCTGTCCCGTAACGCCGGTGATGCCGGCCAACGTTTCCAAGGTGGTGGCTATGGCGGGTTTCACGCCGGCCGGGGTGTTGCGGCTGTCCACCTCGTTGAGTGCGTTCTCGAAGCCCTCGGCCATGGTCTTGAACTGGGCGGGCGCGCTTGACACGAGGTCGCCGGCCTCGATGTAGGGCAGGCCATAGATCGGTGTGGTTTTCATGGTTCCTCCGTGATGGTGGTTGGTTGCTGATAGGTGTGGACGAGGGATAGTTCGGCGAGGGTGAGTGCGCATTGACTCCACGTGGCGGGCCATGCGCCCATGCTTGCCCAGGTGGTCGCGGTCGCGGCGGCTACTGGTAGAGGCCATAATGTGACCTCGTTGCGTAGGTGGGGTTTGCCGGCAGACCATTGATAGGTAAGGGTGCCGCCGATGCTGGCCCACACGCCGCCCGCCGACGGTTTTGCGTCGTCTCCGGTGAGCCGTGAGGTGATGCCTCCTTGGATGACGAGCGGTCCGCTGCTGGCGGTGAGGTAGAGGCGTGCGTGTATAGCGGGGTCGAGCCGCCGGCTGTCGAACACGATGGTGTCCGAGCGCAGTCGCCGGTCCATCGCGACGAGCAGTTGGGCGAATGTCTCCCGCTCGTCGGACGATGGCGTCCACACGGTGCCGGAGGCCCTGCCCCATACGCCCTCGGACGTGTCGGCGGAGACCACGTCCGATTCCACGGTGATGCTGGATTGGGTGATGGTCAGGTTGGCCGGCAGCAGGCCAAGGGCGGTGAGCTCGGTCTCATGCTCGTCGAATTCCAGTGCGCCGTCGTTGGATTTCGCGTTTTTGCCCTGGATGGTGAATTGGGTGACTGGTTCGGGGATGACGATGGTCTGCTCGTCGTCGGTGATGATGTCGGTGGCGTCGAGGCCGTCCAGCGTCTCTCCGGTCCAATCGGTCACGGTGAGTCGGGCTGTGTCGTCGATGCCGATGCTTGCGGGAGCGCCGAACGGCATGTAGTCGATGCGACTCGCGTCACGGTCGGGGTATTCGTACCATATCGGCCACATTCTGGAGTGAGCGTAGGTGCGGTGGAGCAGGTCGAGTTGCGATGGACAATCGTCGGTCCGGTAGGGTGCCACGGATGCGGTGGTGTCGAGGCCGTTGACGTTGGCCTGTGGCGCGTCCGCCTCCTTGGCGCGTCGGTTGAGCTCCGTCAGCCGTTCTGCTGTGGTGCCGACCCAGTGCAGGCCCGTGTAACGTGCATCGGATGATACGGGCCCTTGTTTCTGCAATCTTTTCCACAGGATCATGCGGCTGGAGGCGCTGAGCTCCAACAGCCAGCCGCCGCCATGTGGCCGGGCTTCGCCGCCGTTCTGCACCAGCCCGTCGAACAATGTCGTCGCCGTGCTTGACTTGTCGGAAGGGTTGCCGGGCGTGTACGCCTGGTGCAACACTGCCAAGCGCATGCGCTGCGCCGACCATGCGCCCATATCCGGGCGGAGCATGCCCCATGTGGGCTGTTCTGAGATCTGCACGAGCACGCGCGCGCCGGCCAGCGTGAGCGCGCGGCCGGTGAGCCAACCGGTTGCATCGCGCAGCCGGAAGGTCATCACGGACGGGTCGGGCTGCTGGTCGATGCCGTCGGTGCCCCACTGGATGCTGAAGCCGTCCAACGCGGCCACGTCGTTGTCGTGGTCGTTGACGGCAACCCAGCCGTCGCCCCAGTCAAGGAACATGAAACACTGCTGCGCCATCAGTTGCCTCGCTTCCGGTCGTAGTCGCGGAGAATCTTCCTGATTTCGCGTGCCACGCCCTCACGGTCCACCGGCGCGTTGAACGTGACGTTCACGACGGTGCCGCCCATGCCGGCGCCGCCGTTCACACCGGCGTCCAGGCTCAGGCCGCCCATGCGCCCATTGATCCGCGAGATGGTGCGCCGAACGTCCGCGTCGAAACCGCTGCGCAAACCGCGCGCAAATCCCTGCATGATGAGACGGCCGTTATTCACGAGCATTACCGCGTCGTATTCCGGCGGGCCCTTGTGCTCCTTGATCCAGTCGCCGATACCGCTGATCCAGCCGGTCACGCTGTTCCACATGCTCTTCAGGCCGTCAAGGAAACCGCTGATGATGGACGCACCGGCGTTATACAACAGGTTGCCCACGTTGCCTATCGCGCCGGTGATACGTCCCGGCAATCCCCTGAACCAGTCCACGACGGCGTTCCACTTGTCGGTCGCGAACTGTGCGGCCGACTGGAAGAAACCGCCTATCTTGCCCGGCAACGCCTGGAAGAATCCCACGATGCCGTCCACGCACGAGCCGAGAAACGCGGTGAACCGGCTCCACAACTGGCGGCCCGTCTCGGTCTGCGTGAAGAACCAGACGAGCGCGGCGACCAGCGCGCCTATCGCGGTGACGACGATCATGATCGGGTTCGCGTTCATGGCGACGTTCAAAGCCCATTGCGCGATCTCGGCGGCCGTTGTTGCGAAGCTGAAGCCCTGTAACGCGGACGTCACGGCGCTTACCACACTGGCGACCTTGAACGCGGCGAAACCGCCACCGATGGCGACTAGCGCGCCCGCGATGGGTTCCGCGTTCGCGCTCACCCAGTCGCCGAACTCGGTAAGCTTGTCCGCCACCATCTTCACCACGCCGGCCGCGCCGTTGAACGCGTCGCCCACGCTCGTGCCGATGCCTCCCGCGTCGTTCAATCCCTGCAATCCGGGCGCTATCTCCGTGGCGATATTCGCGAACGCCTGACCCAACGCGGACAACGCGGAGCCCACGGCGTTCATCATGTCCTTTGCGGTCTGGAACGCTCCCGTGTCCTGCAACGCCGTGGCGAACGCCTGTATGTTGTTGGTCGCGGTGGTGGCGAACGATCCGACCGCTTCGGCCGCGCCGCCGATGGCGTCGGTGGCGGCCGGCTTTATGAGGTTGAACGCGTCCGTGAGCCCGCCGGTGACGGCGGCCTCAAGATTGCCCAACGCGCCTTCCATGGTCTGCGTCGATGTGGCGGCCTCTTTCGCCACGTCGGTCATGCCCAGGTCCATGATGGCCTTGTTGAACTCGTCGGCCGTGATCTCGCCTTTTTCCATGGCCTCGCGGAAATTGCCCGTGTACGCTCCCGCGTTCAACATGGCTTCCTGGAGCTTGCCGGCCGCGCCGGGGATGGCGTCGGTCAGCTGGTTCCAGTTCTCCGTCGTGAGCTTGCCCGCGCCTGCGGTCTGCGTCATTACCATGGCAACCGATTTGAACGTGTCGGCGTTTCCGCCGGCGACGGCGTTCAGGTTGCCCGCTGCCTCGGTCAATCCGACGTAATCCTGGATGCCGTTGGCCGCGAGCTGCGCCGTGGTGTTCTGCACGGTGGTGAGGTCGTACACGGTCTTGTCGGCGTAGTCGCGTGTGGCCTTCGTCGCGGCCTCCACGGCTCCCGTGTCGAAGCCCGCGAAATTCATTGTGCTTTTGAACTTGTCCGTGGAATCGGACATGTCCATGACGGCGCCGGTGAAGCCCTTGAGCGTGTCCCACAAGGCGGAAACGCCCTTGAGCGCGGCACCGCCCATGAACGTGCCGAACGCCGACGCTTTCGCCGTGACCTTGGAGAGCGCTTTAACGGCGTCGTCGCTGTTGCCCGTGATCCTCACGGACATGATGGCGCTTTTACCCATATCGGCCTAATCCTCCATTCGGTCCATCTCGTCTTGCAGCAGTCTCAAACCGGTGCCCCAATCCAGTTCGTCGGCCTCTTGCCGCCATGCCCACGGCGTGCCGCCGAAACGGGCCGCGAGCAGGAACGACATGAGACCCAGCGAATCGTCGGGCCACTCGGCTAGTTCGTAGGGTTTTCCGGCGTCTCCACGTCGATGTCGTCCACGAGGTCAAGCCATTGTTCGTAAGGCGTTGTGGTGTTGCCGGCGTAGCGCTGCGCGAGATACGCCATGTAATACGACTGGCGGATCTTGGATGCTTCGCCCGGCTCCCATCCCTCCTTCTGCGCGTGTTCCTCGGCGGACGTGATGACGCGCGGCGTCAACGGCGCTTCGTCCACATGGCCGTCGGTGTAGGTGACTTTCGCGGTGCTTCGCATTGTTCAGGCTCCCTTGATCTGGTTCATGGTTTTCTTCACGAACTGTTCGTATTCCTTGGCCCATTGGGCTTCGGTGCCGGCCACGGCGTCGTTAACGAACGTTCTAGGTTTGATGTGCCGTGCGGGCCAACCGTAATTGATCGGGCCCGCATACAACACTGTCTTGCGGCCGGCGCGGATGATACCGGCCTTCTGCGTGGCGCCGACGCGGATTGATCCGGCGAGTTTGCCGGTCTTGCCGCGTGGCGCGCGGGCCACCGCCTCGGGTTTGGCGATGTCGGCGGCCCGCCGGTTCACTTCCTTGAGCTCCTTCATGTCGGCGCCGGCCTTGCGCATGGTCTGTACGAAACGCTTTTGCCCGACGACGTACAGGGCCTTGTCGGCCATGTCAGGCGCTCGTCGGCGTGTACGCCGACGCCTTCACGTCGGTGGCGGAAAACTCAAAATCCTTCTTGTTCTTCGTCTTCACGTCACCGCCGAAAGCGATGGGCGCGATGACCACGCGCATGTCCAGCTGGAGCTTGCCGGCAGTGTTCGGCACGAACTTCGCAGCCTTCGTCTCGCCGGCGTGGTTCAGGCAGTAGACTTGCGCGCCGTTCATGCTGTAGTCCTCGGCGATGCTTCCCGACAGCTTCCACGACGTCGTGAGCGCGCCGCCCTCCTCGTGGCCGTCCAGGTACGTGTCGGGGTCCTCGCTCGAATTGTCCGGCGACAGTTCAACTGACGTGCAATCCACGTCTAGCTTGTACTGGTCGTCGGCGGTGCCGATGACCAGGCTTCCCGGTCCCAGGGTACGAATCTTGTCCGCCATGATGGTTGTTCCTTTCGTTAGATTTCATTGAGTGTGATCTGGTAGGCCGCGAGCGTCGCGTCTCCACGCGTGAAGCCGACGGGCTCGGCCGATGTGACAGGCAGCGCGGACGCCACGAGCC